CGCCGAATTCGATTTCGTGGAGCACGAGACACTTGGTCGCGGCGTTCTGGATTTCCCACAGGTCCGTCTGGGTACTGAATTCCGTACCCGTACCGGCGCTGGACGGGATGGACGTAATGGGAACGTGGTATTTGCGTCCGTACATGATTCACCCTTCCTTGGGTTAGCTGGCGATCCCCGCATCGATTTTGGCTTGGACGGCCGTCTTGGCTTGGGCCAGTGTCCGGTCAGGCATACCGGCCAGTGCCGCGACCCGGGTTTGCAGATCGGCAAGACTGGTCGCCGCCGCGACGGCCGATTTGAAAGACGTAATCCAGTCTCTTATCGCGTTGATCTCATCCACCATGACGGCGGCGACGGCACGGTGGAGGATACCGATACCCGCCGCCGTGTTGAGGACGGTATCCGCCGCCGTCTGGTCATCGTTCGTTTGCCGGGTTGTCTGCGCCCCGGTCGAGAAGTCGAACCCGGAGAGTACGGAATTGGCCGACGACTGTTGTCCGACCGTCGCCCCGTTGAAACTGATGGTGACTTGGTTCGCGGCCGTCGGCGGGGATATGGAGGACGAGACCCCGTTAATCGGGGCGACGGCGGCAATCGCGGCGTGTAGGTCACTAAGGATTGACATAGGTTCCTTTAGATGAAAATAATCCCGGCCGTTTGCCCCCCGTCCACGTTCATCGTTCCGCCGTAAACGTTTTCCCGCAGAGTAATGTAGTGGTACCCGATTCCGGGAATGGCCGCACCCGACCTGTTCATGGCTAACCCGGCTGCAATAAATCCGGAATTTCCAGTCACCTGATTAAATGTACCGGTTTGTAGTGAAGTTGTATCGAGTGCCACTTGCATAGTGTAATTGTCTGTGGTCGAACTCGAATTATCCCGCCACGACCCGAATGCCAGAAACGTCGGGCCTTGGATCGGGACGAGGAAAGTGGAACGTGGTAAGTTACCGCTTCCCCCGTTCCATTCCCGTTCGGTATTCGTCGCGTAAGTATGACTGTCCCCCGCACCGGACGTTAATCCTCTGGGGAGTAGGTTTTGGACGTTGGCGACGAGGCGGGTTGCCGCCGTATCACTCGTCGTCGTCGTACCGTCGGCCCGGATCGTACCGAGTAGTCTTCCTTTACCGGCGGTGAGGGACACGGAGTTAATAACGGTCGTGATTGTGCCCGAGTTGGCCCAGAACCCATTCTGAATGCTGACCCCGTTGGCTCGGGTCGTGTCGTTCGTCCAAGCCGGCATCAGGTCCAGAGTCGGAGTGCCGGACGAGTCGTAACAAACCACGTCGTAATTTTTACCACTCGTCAACCCGGACAACGTCAAACTTAAATCGGCCGAGATCGTATCTCCTATGAGTCTGGTTCCGTCGTAGAGGGAGAGTATGTTTCCGTTACCGAACAGCGTGGCGTAAAGAGTCGATTTAGTCGCTTGATCGGCGATACTGGCCGGTACACCCGTCTCCAACGTCAGGCGCACCGGACACGGTGCCAACATTGCCAACACGTAGTTGAGGAGAGTCGAGTTGGAAGACCCGGCGGCATTCTGAGACGTATCGCTGACGTTGACGACGTACAACTGGTCGTTGAGTGCCAGTTGTTCGCCGATGTTGCTGAGACCGGTAAGGCGGGTGTCAGCCATCGTTCCCCGTCATGCCGATGGTAATGGCCGGAACGCTGAGTTCGTAGTGTTTCGCGCTACAGACCATACATTCGCGGACGACTCGTGTACATTCACCGGGTAGTGGAGTTTCTTCAACCACCCGCAAGTTGAATTCTTCGGCCCGGCAGCAATCCTTGACCGACCCTTGGACCATCGAAAGATTTTGCATGGTATTCCTTTACGTACAGGTGAACACGGTCCCGGGCGAAGTCGAGTTGAACTTCACGGTAAACGTCTCGCCGTTGTTCAGGGTTACGGCGCTGCCGTAGTCCCACCAGCTAATCAGGTTGCCGGCGCCCGGCGTGGAATTGTATAGGCACACGTATTCGAACGGCCCGAAACTGCCGCCGGACGCGGTGAATACGACCTGTGTTGCTTGGAGACCGTAGGTACCGCCGTACTGAACGCTCAGTGTTACGCTCACAGCGCCCCCACCGGCGCTATAGCCGTTCTGGGCGGTAATCTCGGTCAGGTCGGCCTTGACCGCGTTCGTAGCGGCGGGCGCGACATTACTGAGGAGAAGTTTGAGTGTGTCCGACCCAAGGTTATGAACCTTGTTCATGATATCGGCAACGAAGGCATTGAATTTGTTATACGCTGCCATTGCCCAAATCCTCCATGAGTTCGGTGAATACGGATTCCGTCCCGTCGTGGTGTTTGATGTGGAACTTCTTCGGAGATTGCGCCGGATGATGAACATCCACTTGAGGCGCAGCCACGCTAATGTTAGGTCGAATTTCCGGCAGGTGGACGTGGGGCGGATTCGACGCCAACACCGCCACCGCTTGGGACAACTGGGACAACATCCCCAGAATCGCCGCCTGAAACGTTTCGGTCTGTTTGTTGATGGCTTCGGCCAGTGGTTGTAGGTCACAGTTGACCACGATCTCCGGCTTGAACTCGTTGTTCACAACCGGGGCGTCTTGTTCCGGCAGTTCCACGTTTACGACCGGGGCGGGAATTTCCAACCGCTGAGCGCCCGGTTGAAACTTCCTCAACACTTCGGCCACGCCGTTAAGGGTGACCTTGGTTTCGTGGGAGAGGGGCATTACTTCTCTCCCAAAAGGTTGGAAAGGTACTCGGTCACTTCGTTCGTCGTCGGGTCCAACGCATTACGGGCCATCGGCTGGGCCGTTTTCTGTAACGGTTGTCTCATGGGCGCCGGTGGCGCGGCCTTGGGTGGTTTCTTGGGGGGAAGAGAACCCGGTACGGGCTTCGGTGGTTTAATACCCGCCCCCGGCGGGGGTGTTCCCCCACCCGCACCCGGCGGACCTTTTCCGCCCGGGGCCACAATAACCGGCGGTGGTTGCGGGTGCTCGAATCCCGGGGGCGGGGTTGGAATCATGCCGTGTTCGGCGGCAAGGTCTTCATTCTCTTGCTGTTGTTCCTCCTGTTTCTTTTCCGCTTCGTCAATGATCTCGTCTGCTTCGTCCCCGCTCAGTTGGTCGAACAAGGTCATATAGTGGCGCGGAGGAATAACTTGTTCAACCCCGCCGCCCACGTACTGGGCGTAGGCTTGCGTCCGTTGTAATAGAATCTGGGCCTTGTCGGTATCGTTGAGCGAATCCAAGTCCGGCCATTCAATCGAGTACCCGTCCGGTTCCGGCAATACGCCGCACATGATGAGGCGGTCTACGAAGGGCACGATGACACTGGGCGTAAGGTAGTAATTCTGTCGGGATCGTAGCCGGTCGTTCCAAGAAGCGTCGTCTTGAGACGACGCCAATTCTCCGCGCTCCGATCCTTTGAAGACGCGGACGGGAACTCCAATGCAAATACAAATAGCTTCGATTTGGGCGGCAATATGCGGCGTAGGGTCCACGACTGCGGGGGCAATACTTTTAAGTGTCCCGCCGCGACTAACAAGTTGCCTTTGAGACGAATTGACGAGATTTTCCAACTGGTCTTTGGTGCCTTGGAGATCAATGTCTGGGTCACCACCTAGTTGGGGGTGGGTTTCAAAAGAGAGGATCGTAAACGCGGCACGCCAGTACGCCTCCGGGTCGGCCAGATAGATTTTACGCAATCCGTAAAGGTTGTTCAAAACTTCCCGCATGACCGGACGCCCAAATACTTCGGATGCGCCCCGGTTATCAAACAAATGTACGACTCGGGTCCAATGCACGAATACCGTCGCCAGCGGTAGTCCGATACCGGCATGGACTTCACGCGGGTCATTGAGGGTAACCCGGTACATGACCGGTTGTCCGAATCGGGGGTTGGCGGCATTCCATTCGTACCTCACGACTTGGACGAGCGATTCATCGAACGGGCGCATGTAAAGTAATTTGCGTTCTTTTTTCGACGCCGTCGGGGGCGGCATTTCCGACAGCCCGATCATCGCCCCGAAGTATTGGGAGTTCGGATTCGATTGGTCTATTCCCGTTTCCCCGGCGTCCGTTTCGGGGGCGAGTCCGACTCCGAGTCCGGTGTCGGAGCGGTCCGTTTCTCCCTCCGTCGCCTTAATTTGTGGGGAAGGCGCGCCACGACTGCCGCCGTCTCCCGTTTTACCTCTTTCCTTGGCATTCTTTAACCACTGGTTGATAACAAACTCTTCGTCTTTGCGGAGAGGCAGCTTGGTATTCTTGGTGAGTTCGTTCCGAAGACGTTCGGCTTCGATCTCCGTGTACGGACAGTCCGGTGTCAGTCGTTGGTTCTCGCCACGGGTAATTCTGGCGCTTCGAATCTTTCCTTCTTCGTTCCGGGTGTAAGTGATTTTGTTCGTCGTGATGTTGACCCCGTCCACCGGTTCGTCCAAGCGCTTGCCGTCGTCCAACCCCAGAAGAATAATGCCGAAGTGACCGACACGAGATAGTATGTCGGCGCGTAGTAAGTAATCCCATACTTTAGAACCTTTTTCATCTTGGTACCACCCGCTTCCGCCGATCATGTTCTTACCGAGATTGTCCCACGCCTCTTCAAATTCGGTCACGTTTTCCGGGTCTTCGTCTTCGTGGACGCTGGGTTGTCCCTGCCACGATTCCTTGGGTTCGCACTTCACCAACCGGTTGGCAATCGGGTCACGGTCGAAGAGCGCCCGGTAAATCGGCCAATCGACTTGGGCGTTAATGTCCGGACAGCCGCATTCCAGTTCCAAATTCCGGCGCGGGTCCAGAATTTGTTGCATCCACTGGCGCGACATAGACAGGTCGTTTTCGACCAAGTTCAGGTAGCGTTCGAATTGTTCGTTGGTGACGTTCGAGAACTGGGGCACATGCCCGTTCGCGCTGAACGCGGCGTTGGCCATTCGCTTAGCTTGTTTTTTAAGACTCGGTCCGGCCATCCGTGGCCACCCGGGTTAGAGTCGTCGTCCGATCCGTCTCATAAACCATTCCCACTCTTCGCGCCCGGCGTAATCGTACCCCCTGGCTTCGATCTTGCGTTCTTCGAGGGATTCGGCTTGCAAGTCATACTGCTTGAGTAGAAACGCAAGCCGCGCTTGGAGTTCGGGAGATAGCTTACCAGTTTTTTTCTGGGAGGGAAGGGGGGTATCCAACCCCAGCATTTTTCGGTTGCGGTCGCCCTTCGTCATGCCGCCCCCGCCGTGGCTTGCGGGACTTTATGGGTCATCCCGTACACGGCTAATAATACCGCATCCGTTTCGTCGGGGGAATGCCCGATGAGATCGACTAGACATTTGGAATTACCGGTCACGTCTTTGGCGGACTTATTTTTGGGGAGAACGAAAAAACGACCCTCCTTGTCGTAAACGAGTGGCAAAGGCAACAGTTGACGAAAAAGTTCCCCGTACTCGCCGGGGATTCCCCATCCTTCGTTAGCCGGGTCCAATAAATCCCGGAGCATACCGTACATTTCACCGCGCCGGTTGAGGTACCCATACTTTTGCTCCGCAACCTCTAATTTTTCCGGGAAGAAAGTGAGACCCCGCTTTAAGTCTACACTGGGTGCCTCACCAAAGGCTACCGTTTGTACGTTCAAACCGTAATCCCGTCGCATTCGGTCCGCGTGCTGCTTGCCGCCGCCGCCCCGGTCAAACATGACTCTATGCGCCGGGACTTGGTGTTTTTTCATAAACGCCAGAGCCATGTCCACGACGACCGTGGTGTCTGGCGTCTGGTTGGAAACGAGTTCGATCACCCCGTACTCATCGACGGCAGCCATCGCGGTCTTGTCACCGCCTTCGGCCGGGTCGATGCCGATACTCCGGGCCACCCGCTTCTGGATTCGGATTCCGTCGGCAATCGACTTGGCCCGGGACAACCAGTCCGGCGGAAACATTTTGACTTCGGCGCCTTCGTAGAACATCGCGTCCAAGCCGACGCATTGGCGGACCTTGTCCCACGTCTTTCGGCGCTTTTGATAGTCGTCAAACGTGAGCACGCCGGGCACGACCACCCGGTTGTCGGGAGTCATGCCGGCGCGCTTTTGAGCCATACCGACCCGCACGTTGGGCGAGTCTTCGGCCCGGATTTGGATGACCTTGCGGTAGTAACGCATCCATGCGCCTACTAGCTACTTAGCCATTTTCGACGGCGGCGTGTTCTTCTCTGCCATTCCGATCCCGGTGGCGTAGCAGAACATGGCCACGCCGACGACCAGACCGAAACTCAGTACCAACCACTGGGCCGTTCCTTGGAAAGCGTTTTTGAAAAACTGTCCCACGTCCGTTTGTTGCGGCGGGGGAACGTAGCCGGGCGGGTATTCCCCGTAGAACCCGCGTAGTCGTTGGTCGTTGTTTTGAGTGCTCACGGTAAAACCTCCTTTGGGAATGTTGGACTACCCGCATTATAAAAAGGATTCGACAAAATCCGAAGGGTCCAACCGCCCCGGACAAATTCTTCCATCTTCACGCTGAGCACTTCCAGCCCGAATTGCCTGCAATTCTCGTTCAAAGTGTCCCGCAACTCTTCCAAAAGTCGGCCCCGTTTTCCGTAATCTTTTTGAAACCGATGGACTTCGGCGTCCCGCAATTCCTCAGAGAGTATACCGCTGGCCATGTGAACAAATGCGTGCTTATAGTCTTCGACCGTGGTATACGCTTTGATCGGGTCTTTGACGACGACTTGCATCACCGCCGAATAGCTAAGAACCGTGTCGTCCAGAAGGTTGATGTGCTTGATCGTGAGCGCCACCGGGTATTGAATCATCGAGACCTTGTGCAGTTCGTAGACACCCCACAGGTGGAACCGGGGCCAGTAACTCGTCCCGACCGTCCAGACCGGCTTGCCCATTGCCATCCGGATGCCCCGCTCCCAACTCATGACCACCACCAACGGCCACACCGCTTTGAGCGCGTCCCATATTAGGCGTAAGAGTCCTTCCATACCCGACCCCACGCGGACACTCGCGTTTGAGGTGACGGTGACGGACCCAGCACTGGCCCCCGGCACATTCCGGGAGGCCGTGTAATCGACGCCAGCAATCGTTCACGTTACGTGACCCGCCCGTTTTCGACTTCTTTGTTTTCGACGGAAAACGATCCGTCGTTCTCCACTTTAACGAACGCAAATCCGTGGTTCCATTCGTTCACCGGTAGCCACAACGGTTCAAGGTCACAAGCGCATCCTACAGACCACGCCGCTTCGGCCTTGCCCTTGATGTTTTTGGCCCGGTGGTGGGACGACTGGTGAAAGTGGGAGCATATCGCCACGCTTCGACATTTCAAATAGAGACCCCGGGCCGGGTTGACCGGATTCTGAAATCGTCTACCCAACTCGTGCCCGTGTAGGACGGTCAACCGACCGAGATTGATCCGGCGTTTTTCCTTGACGATCTCGATACCGTACCGGTCCAAGTGCAACACCGACTCGACGTTCAGTCCTTCCATTTTGAACAGTGCCGGTCCGCGTGACTGTACGTAATTGTCCAGCCGGTCGTCGTGGTTGCCGGTCTTGAACACGATCCGCACGTTGGGGAATTGTCCGCGCATCCACGCCAAATACTCTTTACCGATCTCGATTTCGTAAACGAGTCGCGGCTTGGTCGGGTCTTTGTCGAAGACGGAAATCTCGTGGTAGTCGAGCAAGTCGCCGTTGAGAAGAATGCCCACGACTTTTCGTTTTTTGGCCTGCTTGACCGCGAGTTCACAGGTCGTGGGGTCGTGAAACGGAATGTGCTGGTCGCCCATGACCAACCACCAGCCCGGCGTATCAATCTCGAAGGCGTACCGTTGTCGGGTGAAGGTGGGCGGGAGGTCGGTCTTGTCCGGTTCGGGGTGTTGGGGTTCGAAGTCTTCGATGGGCGGTAGTATGCGCGCGTAATTCCATACCGTTCCGATAGCCAGTCCCAACTTTTTGCGCGCTTGTTCAAATGTCATTCCCTCTTCCGCAATGCACTTGTGAATTTCCCGGTGCAGGTGGGAGGACAAAGGCTTTGCCATAAAGGCAACCCTCCGCGGCAAGGATCATTGACACCGTAGTGTCAACGGGCCACGGAAAGATAGGTCAGTTCTTTTGTTGCGTGGTCTCGTAAACCACAACAAGGCAACCAGAATGCCCGCGACGACGGCCACGGCAACATGGGTCATGGTCGGGCTACACTCAGCATTCCGCTGTATTTGAGTGGAATCCGCCCCTGTCCGTCCATCTGCTCCACCGTCTTAACCCACGTCATGTACACATTCATCTCAGGGCGCGCCGATTTCAGAAGGTGGTAGACGGTCGTCCCGTCGTCCAAGTCCACTTCGGTCCCCGCCATGTACAATGGCCCGTCCGTGAGCACGAACTTCATGACGCGGTCTCCTTGGGTTCTTCCGGGCGATAGCGGGAGTTGAGAATGTCTTGCACTTCTTCTATCGTGTCCGACTGACACACTTCCTTTTGCAACGACACGCCCACGTCGAACAACAGGTACTCGTTCGTGTCGGGGTCACGAACCATCATATGCCAGCGCGTATCGCGTTCTTTCTCTTCGGTTTCCACGTACTCGTTGAAGATCGTCTGGATACCCTCTTCGATACTTTCGACTTCGACGCCGTTGGAGTATTCCACGATTTCCAACCCGTCTTCCGTGAACTGGTGCGCGGTGACTTCGTAGACTTCGATCACGGGCGCAACTCCTCTCCCTTTTGGAGAGGAAAGAGACCTACGCCGGTGCGAGTAGGTCACCCCCCTTTACCATGCGGTAGAAGAAATTAGTAGGTCTGCTTTCCAAGTTTTGTTCAGGACGATTTTGGAAACGACCGATTGGCTAATTCCGAACCGTTTTGCCAGTCCAAAAGTCCCTAATTCCGGCGAACGCCACACGTAAAGTCGTTTGATTGCTTCTACCTTTTCCTTTGTCAACTTAGCTTGTCCGTGAGTTTCACCTTTACACTGTCTGCCTTTCCTAATCATGTCGGTCGAATTGTCTTGAGCCGTTCCAAGAAAAAGATGCTTCGGGTTGACGCAAGCCGGGTTATCGCATTTGTGGCAAACGAAAAAGCCCTTTGGAATTTCTCCCTTATGGAGTTCATAGCTGAACCTGTGCGCTCTTACGGTTTTATTACCGACACGAAGCTGGCCGTACCGAGTTCCGACGAAAAAACCACCTTTCCATACCCAACAACGGGTCCGCATGTTTCTGGGTACGGGTCCGTTCTTATCCACCCGACCCCAGAATCGTATGTTAGGGCGCCCGTAACCTGAACAGTTAGTGGGGGGCAAGTAGGTCTCCTTCCTTAACCATTCGGTAAAAGAAATTTGTCGTTTGGTTGCAGTTTCCGAAGATGAGTTTCTTTTTCGCCCACGTATCCGCTTGCGTGTAAACGAGATCGTCCAACCCGCTATTGCCGCTCCACATGCAATCTCCGTAGCGACGAGTGAAGATCGTATGATAGGGTGGAACGCAAACACAGTAGACTTCTCCCGAGTAGTCTACCTGCTGTAAATACTGCCGCTTGACCTTTAAGTGACTGTCCAAACCTTCGGCGCTGCGACCAACTACGAATCCGTCTCGGCGAGACATGCCATTCGGGGCCGGTAGCCCGGTAAGTACTCTTTTCCTCACGGTTGCTTCTCTCCCGGCTTTGAAAGAAAGAATTTGCAACTCGTCGGCCATGTGGGGAGATGACGTGTAGAAAATCTCTCTCCCACTACTCTTGTCGTACCCGTCACCGGCTTTGAAGGCTTGTAGAAACACCTCGATTAACTCGGAAGACAGTTTTCCAATAAAAGCCGGAATCCGCTTTTCCCAGCAATACCGGCCGTGGGACAAAAGATACTCCGCGAGTCTACGCTCGCCAATCCGTACGCATGGTGATTGGCCGGTGCACACGGTCGGATTGAATCCGATTCGCTTGGCGACATTTGCAATATGGCGGAGAGTATCGCCGTCGTTTTGGCTAATGGACACAGAGTAGGGCACTCCTCCCGCGAACCCAAGATTCCCCTCAGAAAAGTACCAACCGAGAAATTCTAACCAGTCTCGCATAGAGACCGGTTTTGCCTCCCAAGTCTTGCGCTCACCGCGAAGTTCTGGAAGTGTGAAGACTTCCGGAGACGAACCAACCCAGTGGAAGCGCCTTGGTATATGTCTAGGAGTTCCATTCAACTCGGCAATCGGTTGCAAATAGTAATCCGAATAAGGTATCTCACAACCGGCTCGTGAACGCTTCCATAACATTCGATGGTTTGGCGTAACGCAAAAGTTGCCGCACCGCCGTTCGTACAAGTACATAAGGCCACACCGCCGACTCGTATAAACCTCCGTAGCGGGTCGGTATTCGGCCAAACGAGTCGCCGGGTTCATCGTGAGAAAGCGTTCTTGACCGGACAGGTCGAAAAACTTTTTCCAGCCAACATCCGTTAAGACCTCCGTTTCGGCGTCATGACAAGCCTCGTCGCCCACGAACAGGGTCATGTCGGCGTGGTGTCCGGCCATACCCTCCCCCAATTCGCTGACCATGCCGCGAAGGTATGAAATGTCGCACAGCCGGCCGTTCTGGAATTTACGGATATCGCGGTGGTGGAGTTGAAGCGGTCCGCCCGACCGCACGTCGAGGGGCACCCGTGCGGTTCGGACGAACCTTCCGATCTCACCCCACAACACCCGCAAGTGGTCGTCCTTGACCGATGTTGTGACCACCCGGCACGTCCTGTTGAGCAAGACCGACTTGAGGAGAAACCGGAGACAAATGAAACCCGCGACAAAGTCCTTGCCCATCATGTTCGCCGCCGGAACAACCGTCTCGTCGTTCTCCTCAACCGAGTATATCACGTCGCGCTGTTTGTCGTAAAAATTGACTTCGGGCCAAAGAATTTTGGCCATTTTTAACGGGTCGAGAAGAAGGGTGCGGGCGTCCATGCCCGTTTACTTTCCTTTCGGTATCGAGGGGGTCACGACCGGATTCCCTTCCGGCCGCTTCCGTTTTCGTTTTTGACATGGACACGGACACCCGGCCCACTTTACCCGTTTGCAGATTTTGCAGGAGTCCACAATCCCGAGTCCGGGGTCCGGGGTTGATGCAGTACGTCGGCGCCCGTCTTTAGGTGTGTCCATGTGAACGATTTTACCCGGCGCATGATTTCGTTCAACTCCGCTTCGCCGTCGGCGTCAAGCCGATACGACCGCTGTAGTATCTCGGCAAAGTTCTTGAACAGGTCGCTGATGGAGCACGCGAACGTCACCGGTCACCTTGGCTTCGCGCCGTTTAAGGATTTCTTCGGTCCACGCTTGGGCCAAATCTTCGTAGGTCGGCCAGTAAGACTCCTTAAAGCCTCCCACAATTGCAAATTCCGCGTTGAACCCGTGGGTGATTGGGGACGGGGTCACTTTTTCAAAATGGTGGAAGTACTCGCCAAACAACTGACCGACGACGCACTTCGTACAGTTCCACAGGGACAAGGTCTCCACGTTCACGGCGTCTTCCCACCCCGGCTTCAATCCGTCCAACAGTGCCGCACCCCGAGCCACGTTCTTTCGCGCCCTTTCAATACTAGAAATCTCGTGGGGAATGGACTCAACAACGCGCGGGAAGCTGTCTAAAAATCTCATTTTAAAATCTCCCCCATGACGTACACACCGACCGCCACTTCGCCCGTGAGCCGACACAGACGCCAGAAGTCGCGGTCCAACTGTCTACTGGATTTTATCAGAAGATCGTCACACTCGTCATCGACCAACGCCCAACACACCCGGTGGAGTTTTACGTGCCGAAAAACGATTTCGGCCCACTGGACCCACGCCAACCAGCCGGCGAACATGGCGGTCAAGGCGATGCCGGTCATACGTAATCCTCCATAACGCGGACGACATTTTCAAACCCCGGGTCGTCTTCGGATCGGCCGGCGTGATTGTGTCTACGGGCGTCAAGCGTTTTCCAGTACGGCAATTTCCACGGTACGATTTCCAGCCGGCACGTCCGACAGTACCGCTTGGCATAAGTCCAAAACCGTTGGTCACACCGACGGCATCGGACCTTTTTCTTTTTCTCCCCGTGTAGGCGTTCGGCCAGTATCGATTCCACGCGAATCCCTTGAGACTTGGCATACAACCGTTTCCTGTTCGTCTTGTGGAAAAGTTGTTGCTTGCGGTCGTAACGATACCAATGTTTGCGTTCGGCGAAATATTCTCCAAGGATAAGCGATTCGACGTGACTCCGTCGCTCCCCCGTCTTCTTGGGGAAGAAGTTACCGATGGTCGATATCGGTTGATGGTAGTGCTTGTGGGTCATGGGTTGTGTTAATTATAACAACCGGACTGAGTTCGTCAAGCGCCCTCTGAACGGATTGCTCGATTAAATCCGGAACGGGTCCGGTGTCGGGAACTTGTTGGGCGAGATCGGCCCAGTTGAGTTGAGCGGTCACGTACCGGCCTTGGACTTTGACTTCCTTGACCGCGTCCAGTCCCAGTAGTTCGCGCTCGGCTTGGAGACAATTGAGAACGGTCCGCAAGTATTCGTTGGCCGGTATGCGCCCTTCCCTAGTTTTCGTCTCGGTACTGTACCCCGGACCGTCGGCGTTCACCACCTTTTCCGCGTCGATTTTAGAGCGTTCCCAAGCGGCCCACGCTTCGGTGCGAATTTCGAGGTACTCGGCCAGCTTCGCCGTCACCTCTTCTTCCACCATCTCGGTCCGTTGGGCGTGCCATTCCTTGAGAATCATCCGGTAGTCTTTCGACACCGTTTCTTGGGCGATCCCCAGTTGTTCGGCGATCATGTCCTGAGTCCAGCCGCGCCTCATCAGCCGCATAATCTCCTTGCGGTGTTCGGCCACTTCGGACGGGTGCCGGGGGACGGGTTTGACGTACACCCTTGGTTTCGTGGGCGGATTCTTGTTCGGACTTCGTTTTCGCTTGGCCATTTAAGGTGTATTAGTGAGCTAGTACACTAGGGCACTAGCACACTGTGGTGTACGTTAGGGCATTCGACGGTAGGCTAGGCGCGCCCACGAATGAGTTCTGAAAAAGCGCGTGACCGCGATACCTTTCTGGGAGGAGAAGAAACAACCGCAGTTCGCGCCCACCTTCGTCCCACAAAAACAATTAGTACCACAAGGCGCACATTGCCATACGACCGCCGGCTTAGTCTTGCCAATACTCGGTTCGTATTTCGGTTTCGGGGCCGCTT